CAAACTCACCGGCAATTTAAGGCCAAAAGATGAGCAAAGCACTAAAAAATAAAGTCAAGTTGAACGACCAGGTGAGTGTCAAGGACTTTGGGGCGGTGGGGGATGGGGTGACTGATGATACGGTTGCTATTCAGGCTGCACTGGATAGCGCGTTCAACAATATCCATTTCCCAGAAGGAACATACAAGTTCAGCAATCTGACCGTTCCAAACAAGCGGATGACGTTGTTTGGAGATGGGCACTGGAGGACACAGCTTCTTTGTGCGTCTCCTGTGTCTACAGATTACGGTATTGCATCGGCCGCTTATGTCAACAACCTTACAACCGGCAACGAGCCTGTAACGATCCGCGAGTTGACCATTAACGGGGATAGTTTGGTCGATTTTCCTCTGGTGATTTACGGCTACTTTTCTGAGCTTAGAAACTCTCGCGTTGTTAATGCTAAGACAGGCGGGTTCGCAGTCAAAGTCACCAGCAACGGTATCAGCGGTTCAGCATGTTCTACCACCCTGGTCGAAAACAAAATTGTAGATTGCACGTTAACTGGTAATTCTGGTGGCGCGTTCACAATGGTGGACACAGGCGCACGATGCACAGACATAATGGTTAGAGGCAACATCATCATGGGCGCAGTAGTAATGCGATCCATGGCTGGACACTGCGTTACCGATAACCACTTTTATCTGGGCACAGTCACGCTAAACCGTCTAAGCGTCGGCACAGTTATTTCAAACAATTATTTTGAAAATAGTCTAGTGCTTGATGATTTTATTGATGAAGTTGTCGGGCTGGTTGGAAACAGATTTGTTGAGCGTGTCTCGGTCAATTTTGGCTCATCTGGAAAAACATGTGTTTTTGACGGATGCCTGTGGCAAGGATCAGCCGACCTATTCCACAACTTTTTCGCATCCGATAAGCGGGCGATTGTGAATGGGGGCGGGTTTGAGTCAGGTACTCCAGTTGTATTCAGCAACGGATCAAGCACCGGTTGGGTTAGTTTTAGCAGGGTTTGGAACCACGCGACAGCCACCTTTTGGACGGGCTCCCGTCAGGCGTCAGTGAGTTCTATCAGGCAAGAGCTGCCATTTGCTCCGGCCGTCTCTGCCAACCAAGGAGACGCCTCTGCAACGTTGACATGGGCCGTTAGCGCCACAACGAATCGATGGGCATCAGCTTTGACCACTGATAAAACTGTCACACTTTCTACAACAAACGCAATAAACGGTGCGCGATTCCGAATTGTTCGCACAGGTGGCGGAGCGTTTAACCTGAACGTAGGAACTGGGCCGCTGAAAGCACTTGCCGCGAACGGATGGTGCGAAGTTGAATATGACGGTACGAATTGGGTGCTGACGGCCAACGGAACGCTTTAACCATAACGGCTTCAACAGAGCATCAATTGTTCATTACGCAAAGCCAGCCCCCACCAAACCCCTTAAGGTAAAAAGATGAGTAACGCGCTAAACAACCAAATCAAACTGAGCGATTCCGTAAGCGTCAAAGACTTTGGTGCAGACCCCACCGGGGTGACAAATAGCACTGCAGCATTCGCGGCGGCGGCAGCCTACATCAACTCAATTGGTGGCGGAACTATTGTAATTCCATTTGGAACTTACACCGTTGGTTTGCAGACATTTGCTGGTGCTAACGGCTTGGGCTACGCATATAGGCCCGCTGACATTTTAAACATTACTGGATGCACGAAGCCAGTTGTGATCCGCTGTGAGGGTGCAAAGATCCGGATGGCATCTGGATTGCGTTTTGGGTCATTTGATCCTGTCACTGGCCTACCGAATTCTCCCGGAATGCCAAACACAAACTTAAATTACGCTGCGGACACTGGACTTGTTTTTCAGTTCTACAACAACTCTGGCGGCGTTTCCGTACTTGGATCAGTGGAAATTGACGGTAACAACACAAACACAATAATCGGCGGACAATGGGGGGATACGGGATACCAGCGTCTTGGTTATGGTGTCTGGGAATACGGGAACGCATCTTTTTATATAGAAAACGTATACACACATCACAACTGCACAGATGGCATTGTTTGTGGTTATACGGGCGCTGTTGCAGGCGGCCCAAAAACGCCAAAAACGTTGATTAACGTCATATCAGAACTCAATGGTCGGCAAGGGCTATCCTGGACTGGCGGGAATGGCCTTACAGCTATTAATTGCAAATTTAACAGGTCGGGTAGAGCAATTAACGCAGGAACGGGTGTTGCGTTGGCATCAAGCCCTGGAGCAGGCGTTGATATTGAGGCGTCATCTGCGGTGTGCAGAGATGGCGTGTTTATTAACTGCGAAATGATAAACAACACGAATACCGCACTGGTCGCAGACTCAGGGGATAGTGCGGACGTGCGGTTTATTAACTGTGTTTTCGGGGGCATTGTCTGGCCCAAAAAACCAGGATTTAAGTTTCAAGGGTGTAAGTTTTACGGAGGCGTTGTCAACCCATACGGCAACATCGATCCACAGGTGGCGAACGTGTTTGATGACTGTTTATTTACAGACATCACCATTAATGACTACACATTTCCTGTAGTACTCGGAACACTCATGTTTCCGACTACGCTTAGTGCCCCAATCTATTTAAATCGCTGCACCATCAACGCAACACGTTGCCGCCCCGGGCGTACCAACTTTTGGAACATTTCAAATTGTCGTTTCACGTTTTCTTTCCCGGGAACTGCGGTAGTAAATGACACTGACTATGTTATTGACTTGAATGGTGCTGTTCTCCAAAATAATACCTTTGACGCAAATATCACTGTTAACCCACCTGCAAGCGGATACTCACTGCTTAACGCTGGCTTGGCGACAACGATAGGCAGTAACAATCTGACAAACACAGCCGGGATAGTGCGCTGGAGTTCATGGTCAACTGGGGGTGGTGGATACATCGGCCAGTTGGGTAATGCCGGTTCCCAAACAATTGGATCTAAATCACTGTCTCTTTTTCCGAACGCCTACACGACGCAGTATTACGGAACGATGGATATTTATGCCGGATCTGCCGCACCAGCCTCTGGAACCTATAAGCGAGGCGACCGAGTAATCAATCAAGCGCCAGCAGTAGGACAGCCGAAAGCGTGGGTTTGCACTGTTGCCGGAACCCCAGGAACCTGGGTCAGTGAAGGCAATCTGTAAAGGATCACAATCACGACAGCCACCGTAGAAACCTAGCGCCTGTTGTAATCGCAGCTAGTTTGACCTCTTAAAATCAATGACTTGGAAGGCCCTGTGTCAGGAATGCCTCAAAGCCAGCCCCCACCAAACACCAAACTTTAAACAGTATGGAAACACAAGTACTATTTAACATCGCAGTATCTACCGCTGGATTCTTCGGGGGTTGGACATTGAACAACATCTACCGGTCTATTGAGAAGTTAGACAAAGACGTAAGAGCAATGCCTCACACCTATGTTTCTAAAGGTGATTACAAAGATGATGTCTCAGAGATTAAAGGTATGCTAACTAAGATCTTTGACAAGCTTGAACATAAGGTAGATAAGACATGAATTTCGATGCTGCTTTCGTCAGACTAATCGGGCATGAAGGCGTTGTATCCAATCATCCGCTGGATGGGGGTGGCCTGACCAAGTACGGCATCAGCAAACGCGCTTACCCAGGCGAAGACATCATCAACCTCACATTAGACCGTGCAAAGCGGATCTATCACCAAGACTACTGGGGTCCAGCCGGTTGCGACACCGTGCCGGAAGCAATCAAGTTTGATCTGTTTGATATGGCCGTTAACTCTGGCGTCAAGACTGCAATCAAGACGCTGCAAAAGGCTGTTGGGCAGTTTGAAGATGGCATTCTTGGCCCGAAGACCTTGCAAGCAATCCAGTCCATGCCTGGCCCACGCCTTGTAGCCCGGTTCAATGGTTCTCGACTGATGTTTATGACTGACCTCGGCGTGTGGCCTACCTTCGGCAAGGGCTGGGCTCGGCGCATTGCTTCCAACTTACTGGAGTCTTAAATGGCACTCGATCCAGTTTCGGCACTGCTTGAGATCGGCGGCAAGGTCATTGACCGGGTTTGGGCTGACCCGGTGCAAGCATCAGCAGCAAGGCTTGAGCTTATCAAGATTCAGCAAAACGGCGAGCTTGCTCAAATCGTCGGCCAAATGGACATCAACAAGACAGAAGCCGCCAACCCGCATTTGTTTGTTGCAGGCTGGCGGCCGTTTATTGGCTGGACGTGCGGCTCTGGCTTTGCTGTGCAGTTTGTTATCGGCCCTCTTGGTGAGTGGGTATCAGCCTTGGCAGGTAATCCTGTTCAGTTCCCTCAGATGGATATCGGTACTATGATGCCTTTGCTTTTTGGTATGTTGGGCCTTGGCGCATATCGTACAGCCGAAAAGATTCAAGGCGTTACAAAGTAGAAACCAGATTGACCACCATCAAAGTGGCAATCACAACCAGCACAACCAAAGCGGATTTTGGAAGATCGGAATATTTTTCGTCTTCTTTGCGTCTGCCAAACTTCCTGCGTTCGATCATTCTTTTGCCTCTAATCTGTCGGCTACAAGCGTTGCGTAGCCTGCAATATCAACCCAGGAATCTGCATAATTTGGGTCTCCGTTAATAATCCTGGCGATCTTGTGAAAGATCATGTCCAGGGCCTCTATTTGGTCTGGAGCTAAAACTTTGTCTCTGTAAGAAAGCTCAAAACGTGCAATGCTTTTGAGCCGCTGGCTTACCGCAGCATGACAACTGAATTCTCCGTACCTTGCACCGCGTTCGCTTAGAGTTTGATCAATATTCATTTGATTGCCTTTACAATTTCTTCACGTTCTCTGTTCATCCGCAGCATCGTGTAACGCTGGTGAAGCCGCCAGACAATTGAGAGCCTGGGGTATTCCGCTTTGCACTCTTCCTCCAGCATCTTGAGCACTGTTTTTTCATCTAGTGTGGGCAAGATCTTCTGAAGGCCACGCCAAGTTACATCCTTCATGCCGCCAGCCTTTCTTTTACTGTCTTGGCCAAGTCCCAAATGCTGCTAACTCGCATTATCTTGCTCTGCGTGTACCGGGCGCGATTCTCTTTTCTTCGTACACACATCAGCGGTTTGGGTTGATCAAGACATGCTCCTACGTTGTAGATGGGGCGAATGTATCGACGGGTTCCTTCTGAGTCTTCAGTCCATCCACAGATGTGAACACGCTTCTTTCTCTTTGGCGACTTCTTCATCAGCCTAGAAATGATTGATGCCGAATTGTTTCTATGCACACCGATGTGATTGCACAGCTCCAAAGATGTCATCGGTCCAAAGTTCACTAAGGCTTCAATCATCTCTTTTGCAACCGGTCTTCTTTTCATTTTATTGTGTCCAAAATTTCATCACATTCTTGAGCTTCATCAAAAAACCTCTGGGCGTGAACCCAAAGTCCGGCGTTTTGACTCAAGTTATTTGTCTCTTGGCTGATGTCCAAAAGAAGCTCAATCAGAGCATCAATCTTTAAGGCCCTTTCTTCCCGCATGTCAAACGGCGTAATCATTGCATTTTCTCCACGGCGGCTTCTACAGCCATTTGACGAGCACGAAGCAAAGCCAAACCAAGCTCCTCAAGAGTGATCAGCCCATCTTCATAGTCTTGGCAATGCTCAACCAAATCATCACAATAGGGCTGCAAAGACTCCCCATCCAGCTCTACTTTTGCCAGCTCGTATCGAAGTTCCGTTTGCTCTTCTTTAGAGTAGTGAGCGTTAAGTTCAGCTTCGTTAAAACAGATCATTTGGTCTCTCCGGGTGTCTGTGTTGCGATGTGTGTACTGTAGTTAAATCCTTTGCATATGTCAAGAAGTTTGTTGCAAAGGTCTAACAAGAACATCATGTTCTTTGCCTTTTCCGTCAAGCAAATCACGGATTCGCGCCTCTGTGATTCGGTGGCATTGCAGCATCGTGCGAGCTGGAATGACTTTTATAGCCTCGGCGTAATCTTCCAGCACAGCACGAATCGATGCTATTCCTGCGCCTGTCAGTCTCAGAACTTTGTGCGTTTTATAGCGTTCACCA